TTTGTTCCTCAATCAACAGCCCAAGGCTTTCACCTGTCGTTGGGTTGTGGTCGAATCTAGCAACACCTGATGCTGCGGTTTGAAGTACAGGTATGTAGTTGGTGATAGGTTGTGAAGTTGTTGGTGTATAGGCTGTTGCGCTTGAACGTTGTTCTAGTTGAGCGCCCCAGATGTAAATGCCAGAGGTTCCGTCGCCTGTGTATTGAGCGCCGTAAGCACCGAGTGTTGCTCCTGTGTCGGGGTAGCCGATGAAGCCTACTGATGCTGTACTTGTAGCACTGGCAGTGAATGTGATGGAGCAACGATAATAGCCGTTACCAAGGTTAACAATACTAGCGGTTTTACTGGTGGCTCCACCTACAGGAGTACCCGCCGTACCTGCTACTAGGTCAAAACTACAGGCAAAATACGCCCAACCGAATTCTGAGATATAGAGCTTGGTGTATTCAGCAGCTTTTACATGGATGCTTACCGTATATGTGACGCCACTTACTACGTTCGCATTTGACGAATTGACTCCGTGATACCCTGTTGTGGCCGTTGCAACCACTTTATCAGCAGCGCTTGTTCCATCTGGTGCAGTTGTCGCATTTGCAGTTACTGTTGTATTCGTTTTATTCCAAGCAGCATTATCAAACTCCTGCGAATAACTCAGCAAGTTCTCTTCAGCTTTTGCGAAGGTTTTCCCGTCGTAATATGTTGCAGTGCTTGCTCGGCTGAAGGTGATCCTTGGGTCTAGGGTTTTGGTGTTAGCGAAGTCAAGGAGAAGCGAGGGTTTGGTGCTCGGGTAGAGTGCTGCGATTGCCATGTTGATTCCTTACCAAGTGCTCAAAGCAGAGCGTTTCCAAGTGTTTGTAGCTACGCATACGTAAACGTAGTTAGCATCCCACGCTACCTGTCCTGTAGTTCCTGTGTCTGTTGCTGAGGCTGGTGTTTTGGATATTAGGTACAAATTATCAATACTTACAGCTTCTTTGTTCTGGTAAGCCATCGAACCAAGGTATTGATTCAGAGGAATCTCGTTGGGTTCTGTGCCTATATCTGTTTGTTGAACTACAGGTACACCTTCGTAAATGTAGTTGCCATTCTGTCCGTTGTACAACTGAAAAGTATCGGTTGTATTATCGCTGTAATAGATGGTGTAGGTATCGGTTGTTCCAGCAGCACCAGTACCAGAAGTTCTGGCTATGTTGGTGATGCTATTGCCTTGAATACCTTGTGGCCCAGATGGGCCTTGTCCTACGTCAACAGCTAGAGTAATTTCACTGGGTAAGGTAACAGCTAGGTTTACATCAGAACTACCGTCAGATACATTAAGATTTAAATACTGCGGAGAAGCTACTGTAATCGTAGTCATTATGCGGCATCCTTGGTCACTTCACGGAATACATTAACTTTACCGTAGCACAATGGAATAACTCTACCTGAAGCATCTTGCAATTCCATATCCCATACGTAGGTACTTGCTGCTGCTGCTTCTGAGTCATTATCTGCTGTAAGCAGTTGAGTTACAGCAGCAGTAAATTCCCAAGTAAATACACCGTTAGCTGCGTTGGTAATAACAAATGTACCAGTAGCTCCGGGTACGAGTGTACTTGTAGCTGTCTTACGAATTTGAGCACGTAGCGTAGCACCTGTAAGGTTTACAGGGGTAGCATTTGGGTTGGTTAAAGTACAAGTATTAGGGCCGAATGTAGCACCTTGTCTGATTAGCAAGTCCAACTCTGCGCCCTTGGTTCCGATTACTGGTGCTGGCATATTATTCCTTTGTTACTTTATTACTTTATTTATCTAGTTACCTTTAGAAATCGTACTAGCTTGTAATACGATTTGTGAAGGTTGATTCGTTAGTTGTAATGCTTTTCTTCCATACTCTTGCGCCACGCGCAAGCTAGACGAAAGGCTTCAGCTTCGCCGTATTTGTTCACGTTGAAGGATTTGCTTATTTTCTTTTCATCAACAGTAGCCACAGCCCTGAACCTACTACCATCTCTAAAAACACACATGACCCCTGTATTAGAGTTTATTTTCTTTTTGCTTCTGGCGTTTTGAGACTTAGTTGCAATTCTTAGATTTGAAATCTTGTTGTTCATTGAGTTACCATCAATGTGGTCAACTACAGTATTTTCTGGAGTTTCATTTCCATGCAAAACCCATATTATTCTATGAACAAGGTGTTGTTTATTTGCGTTCTTAACTTTCCAATACTTCTTACCATGATGTTCAGCTAAGTGACCAGCAGGCCCAATAGTACCTCGTTTACCAATACCATTAAAACGTCCCGCAATCCTCACCAAACAACTGGGGCTTGACTCATCGTATCTAAAATATTTACTAAGTTCTTCAGCGTCTAGTTCTAATCTCGAAAAACCTTTTGATATATTGATAAGACCTTCAGTTTTTGAAAGCATGTCTTTTTCTAGTTCGAGAGCCTCTGTCTCCGTAAGTCCAGCAATAAGAACCTTGGCCTCAAACCCGTCTTTACTCGTTTCTTTCCAAATCTTTGATCTATTTGTTTTTGCAGATAGTCTCTCACCTCGTCCTTTTCCGATGTAAAATAATTTACCGTCCAAAGCGTAGTGCCCATATACATAGAAATCATTTTTCATTGTTTCATCCCTAAAACAAATCCACGATATAAACAGCAGACAGGCAGGTGGATGATCTGCTTTTCGGTAGCGAACCTAGTCTGTGTCATAAAAGTAAATTATATCATAAATAGGGATGAGTTAACAACCCTATCTAGTTATAATCTAATTAAAGATTATCTATTATCAGGCCTTAGTTGCCTTAATAATAAGCTGTGGCTTCATCACAACGTTAATGAAGTTAGATTGAGCTTCAATCTCAACGCCTTCACCTTTTGGATCAGCGTAAGTCCACATATAACGCTTTTCAGCGACAGTGTTAACAAAGTCCATCTTGTTAGCGGGAGCGTACCAAGTCTTGAATACTTCAGTAGTACCAGTGGGAACGAACACAGCGGTATCAGCAGGAATCAGAGTCTGACCAGCCAATACAGTGCGAACTTCCACGAAGCGAATACCACCGTAGGTGAATTCACGGTACAGACCGTTACTACCACCAGCGCGGTTACGTTGGATCATTTGACCTTCGGTAGCCGAGAAGTATTGGTAAGCGGCTTGTACTTTAGCATGACCAATCAAGGCAGCAAAGAAACCAGGGGAGCAGTAACCGACAATACCGGTGATGATTTCACCAGATTGTGAACCATCTTGTAGGGCTGCGATAACAGTTTCAACTTTACCGATAACGTCAGCAGAAGCGTTGGTTAGGTCAAAGTTTACGTTGGTTTGAGTAACACCGAAGTCGGTAGCAAAGTTACCAGCAACAGTGCCGTTAGGAGCGTACAAGTCAAGTGAAGTCAAGGTCTTGAAACGAGCAACTTCCAGAGTTACGTCGAAAGACTTAGCGATACGTTCCATCTTGCGAGCCATAACAGCAGCAGCAGTTTCAGCAGCATCAGCAGAACCGTAGGCACGACGACCCTGAATATCTTCAGGCTTAACAGCGTCTACGATTGGGAAGTGCGGAACGTAGTAAGAACGAATCTTACGGAGGTCATCACTGTTAGCAGAAGGCTTTGCACCGCGATATTGGTCGCCAATCAAGCCGAAAGACTTGTTAACTTCTTCAAAGGTTGCAGAGTAAGTGCTCAAAGATTCTTCGGAGAACAAACCAACGTCGTTCAGCAAAGTCCAAGAGTTAGGAATGATTTGAATTTCTTGGGTATAATCCTGAACTTCAAACGCATTAGACAGGCTACGAGTAATAGGCATTTTTAATATCCTTTATATTTATAAACTACTAATTAAACAGTAGCGAGTACGCGAATGTTCTTAGCTTCCAAGGCTGCGTAGATAGCGTCTTTTTCAGCTTGCTGGTCGTGCGAAGCATCCAGAACCAAAGCACCCTTAGAGATAGCAGCAGGGCCACGAACCAGAACAACCAACTTGGTGTCGGTAGTAGCTGCAATAGCTTTGTCTTCCAGAACGATAGCGTCAGCGGTTTGTGAACCGTCTACAGCAGTTTGTACACAGATTTTGTACTTACCACCAGCGGTTACTTTACCTAGCACAGTACCCACAGCGTAGGTCTTAGCAGTTGCTTCGTTAACGGTCACAACTTCACGGCAGTAACCCAGAGAGTCCCAAAGTTCAGCTTTGAGCAAGTTGCTCAGACGTTGAGTAGATGTCGAAATTACGGACATTATATTTTTCCTTTAATAATACTAGATTACTTACCTTGCTTGGCGTACTTAGCTTTCAGCAGACGCTCAACAGCAGATTCTTCTTTTTTAACTTCAGCTTCACCGCTTGCACCCTTTTCAACGAAAAGATCGCTTTTATCAGCAGCAGCAGTCAGTTCTTGCAAAGCCTTGACAACAGCTTCAAAGTCAGCAGCATCTGCATCCTTAACAGCCTTGAACAATACTTCAGCCTTACCTTCATCCTTCACAGCAGCCAGAACTTCGCTCTTACGAGCTTTTTCAATAGCAGCTTTCTTCTCAGCTTCAAACTGAGCAATGGTTTCCATAGCTTTTTGCAGAGCAACCTTTTGTTCATCCAATGCTTTTTGCACGGATTCAAATGCAGCTTTCTCTACCATTTCTACGGTCACTTCTTGCTCAACAGTTTTCACTTCTTGAGTCATTACGGTTTCCTTATTTGCTTGTTTTAACACAGAGGCAGATACCTCTTCTTCTTGTTTAACCTCGACGTCGATCTTTGAGGTATCGTCTACCGCTGCTTGTTTAGCAACAGGTTTAGATTCTTTACTTTGTTTGTCTATTTTCTTGAAGGCTTTTTCAATCTTGGCTTGATCTTGAAGTATTGCCAAGTATTCATCTTCTTTCAAGGCAGACAAAACATCTGCTAGACTATCAGCTTCGTAAGCTGCTTTTAGAATTTCAAATGCTTCAAGTTTGGATTGAATGTAATTCTCATACCAATCTTCAGAGTCTTCTACTACTTCTGCTTCTGGTTGTACATAACCCATCATTCGCGCTAGGACTTGAGCATCTTCATAATAAATATGAAAAAACTTCTGAAGGAAGTCAGGCAACTCCATTGTTACTTTTACTTGCTGCATCTTCTGTACGAATTCGTCAGAAAAGTTAGAGGCTTTTAGTACCAGAGCATAATCATGACCGTTAGCGGGGCCTCCTTGGTCTTTAGATACAAGTGCAATGTGTGCCCCTGTACTATCGAACTGTATGTTACTCAAGCGTTTCTTGGCTTTTGTTTGTGTTGTCATTCATCATCCTTTTCTAAGTTTTCTACTGAAGCCATTGCACCAATAGAAACTCCGTTAATATCGCCTGATTTAATCAATTCCCAAAGTCCGTCATTCAAGCATTGAACTGTACAAAGCCATGTACCTTTCTTTACGAATTTATCACCAAGGACAAAATCAGTAGGTGCAATGTACGACTCTGCGAATTCAAAAGTATCTGTCTGAACCAAATGAAACAGATTGGCTTTTTGGCAGAATTTGTTGAAATTGTGACAAGCCTTACGAACTTCATCCTCTGAAGTAATATCGCCATGAAGGTCAACTTCATCTGGAGACATTACTACAAATGTAGCTTGTTGTAATTCTTCATTGACTGCTTTAGTAACAGGCAACTTCAAACCCTGCAATTCATTTTCATTATCAAGTTCAGCCTGAGTAATTTCTTTCTTGTAACTCTTAACAATACCTTGTTCTTTCAGAACCAGTCTAGTCCATGCTAATGCGCTAGAACCACCAGCAGCGAGAAATGCTGCGGTATCGCTATCTACGTTGTTACCTTCAAGTCTCTTATTGGGTTGGTATTTTTGCTCTGCTTTAGTTAGGAATGAATACAGTTGTTTTACTTCATCAAGTGACAAGGCACCTTTTGAAATCTGTTCAGTAAATGGCTTTACTTTATCCCTAGCTGTTTGACTTGCTAATGATTTAGCTTTCTCAAACAATGCAACCCCTCGCAGAGAATTGTTCTTAACGGCTTGTGTTGGCTTAAATAATTCTGCCATCCAAGTCTCCTTAATTCTGTGGGTTAATTAACTAATTAACGACCTTCTAATATAATAACATTCAACAGATTTAATGTCAAGTCTTTTTTATTTAGAAGGTAGTTATAACAACTATAAGTTATTAGGCAGACAAAGCAATCGCTGTCTTTACTGCTTTCAGAATCTTGTCTAATTGTATTTCTTGTTCAGGTGTTAATCCACCTGTTGCGCTTTCAATAGAGTAAGCGAGGTTAGATACAGTAGCAACAACACCACCACCGGGTTGAATAATGTAAGGACTTGCTCCTGAGTCATTATACAAAGTACCTTGAATTTCAATGTAATGGTCAATTACGACTTGCCAACCGTTAATCAAAAAGTAAATGTCACCTGCGTATTTACCTAAACCCACAGGGTCGCCACCGATAGTACGAATAGCAGGAAGGAACTTAGCGTTGTCATACAACTGTAACCATTCCTTCATTGCGCTATACAAATCTACTTTAACATCAATGGTGCTAACATAGGGTGATATGGTTATCAACTTATTAACACCATCAAAGTTTACTTTATGATTATTACTCCATTGGTCGCCATAGGCTGACCAAAGCATTAGCATTACCACAACTCCTTGTAGCCAATGTTCATAGATACAGTTGTTGCATTAGCTGTTAGTCTAGTAGCCAAGACAGACCATACTTCATAAGTACCATCTGCGTTCATCAAGATACCTTCGTCATTCTTCTCAAAGAACTTATCAAGGTCTATGCTTGTAGCACCAGCAGGGAAGTACAATGTCTTGAACTTCTGTGAGCCAGTTGTACTGACGGTGCCACCATAGTTAACTTCAGCAATACTTGCCAAGGAAGTCCATGTACCACCTGTAACAGAAGTAGCTTGCCACAGGGTAATTGCAACAGGTTCATTGCAATAAACGTTCAATGTCTCTGGGTAAATAATAACTGAGTTATGTTTTGAATTAACCGTAGCGACTGCTCTGATATTAGCAAGGGTAGTATTAGTAACCACACTAACGTTATTTGCATCAATATCAGCAAAACGCCAATAGGCGTAGTCCTGAAAGTTACCTTCTGTATATGCTGACAAGCATACCGTGCGCAATTCTGAAGTGGAACCTGTAATACCTGTGTTGGTATTTTCTGTACTGATAGGCAATGTACCTGTACGCATGAACGGAAGGGTGTTAGCACCAGCGTTCTTAAACTCGTGACAAACCAAACGAGTACCGTCTGGTAGGTAGATACCAAATCTACAACGACCTGCACCAAGCCATTGATAGTCCAACCACCATACGTTGATTTTTGTAATATCAAGAACGTGACCAGACAAACCTGTGCCGTCTAGTTTATCTACGTTCCAATTTGCTTGGTTTACTGCTGTTTCAACAACAGACCCAGAGGTACTATTACGCAATACAACTTGAAGGTTTGTATTATGCAAGCAGAAGAATGCGCCATCGTTTGTATCGAATGCACCCCAACGTCTTACGTTATTTGCTTTACCTGTATCTCCGCAAGAAATAGTCATCTTGTAGAGATTTGCACTACCGGGAAGGTAGTAATGATAGCGATTGGTAGTTAGTTTTACAGAGCTACCAGAAGCAGATGTTGTTGATAGCACTTCGCTAGAACCAACAGCATCGTAAGTCAATGCACCACCAGTTGCAGTTGTTACTGTAAACAACGAACTGTAAGTGTCAAGAGATGATTCATAAACACCCAAAGGATGCTCGTGAGTTGTTTTCAAAGAGCCAAAGCCACCCATGATGGGTTGACCTTCTGCAAATCGAACAGAGGCTGCACCTCGTCCATCTACAGCAAGAATTTGAGTAGGTGTGTTACTATCAGCCAAGTGCATTACTTGAGTTTCTACAGAGTCAGCACCAACTGTTTGTGTTTTACTATATACCTTTTTACCTGCTCCGTCTGGAGGAACTCTTACGTATGCCATTGATTATTCCTTTAGTGTACCGTCTTCATTGAACAAAGACTTAGCTTCTTCTTTAAATAGGTGTACAATGTGACCAGATACAATATCAAGGTTATTCTCTTTTGAAATATCCCAAGTATCTGAGAAATCAGATACATCCAAATTGTATTTATTCAATCTAGGGATATAGTAATTGAGAATTCTGTAATGCTCACTTGTTGCTACTCCAGACCTGAGCCTGAAAATAGCATAACGTACCGTACCCCGAGGGAGTAGTTTAATTTCATCTGGAGTGAAATCTATTGCTTGTGTTTGCACAATAATCCTTTCGTAATAAACTGACTATGACAGTTTGCATTTATTTATTATACAATAATAAAGATAAAAAGCAAGTCTAATCATAGCCAGTAGAATTAGCGCATCAATTAAGCAGGGTTGCTAAAGTTACGTTCCAAGCTGGACACAGCAGAGATTGCGTTGGAGATAGAACGAGCAATAGTACCTTCAGCTTGAACGTGCTGTGCGTTGCTCAAACCAATAGCTACCAACACCACATCAGGGCCAGGAACCACAGAACTGTTGGTAGTATCGGTAGCACCGAAAGTACCACCAGAGGTGTAACCAGTGTTAACCTTGTACCAAGTAGTGCCGTTACGGTAGAAGTCACCGATTGAGTAGGTGCGAGAAGCCGCCCATGCGCATTGTGTGTTACCGTCATAGTCGTAGTCAAAACCAACGGTTGCACCGGGAATCGTACCAGACACAGGAGTGCTGTTGTCAGCCTTGTTCACCAGAACAGCGTTTGCTGTGCCGAAGGCACTAGAAGTACCGGGGTTGATCTGCTTGTAGAACAAACGATAAATAGCGTTTGCACCGTCAGTCTGCAAGTTGGTGTTGAACGCCAGAGTACCAGCAGCGGTATAGGGGTAAGTACGGTTAGTACCTGTATCATCGGCAAACACCAAACGGTTGGTATCGGTGCTGTTGAAGCTGTCAATGTACACACCACCATCGGTTGCATCGTACAGAGTGTACAAGGTATCACCCACGAACACCAACAGGTCACGAGTGGTAGCACCTACTTTAGAAGCTGCACCTTGGTCAATGTCCACACCAGTCTTACGACGCAACGACCACTGTACGAATTCGTAAACTTGTTCAGCAGTAGCAGCACCAGAAGCTGTCGAAGCAACGGTAGTATCAGCGTCAATAATCACAGAGAAGTTACGAGATACACCACCAATAGTCCTAGACTGAGGTGCAGCATACCAAGTAATACTCATGTTGCTGTAAGGCGATTGGTTAGCCAAGCCGTTAGCAGCGTTAGCAGTATCAATCGAAGTATCAGCATGAGTAATCTTCAGTGCGTCAGAGGCGTTAGAAACTGGGAAACGATAAGCCTGATAGGTGGTTGCTGTAACACCAATGTCAGCCTTGGACTGCTTACCGTACGTCCAACCTTGTTCACGAACGAAGAAACGCAGGGTAGAGCCAGCAGTACGGTAGTCAAAGTTACCGTGAGTAGCATCACCGTAGGTCTTGATAGCTTGGTTGACCTGCCCAGTCAAAGCACACAGAGTAGGTGTAGCGGTCGTAGTACCAATCTGGTAGTAGATTTGGTCTTTTGGGCGTACGGTAACAATACCACCGTTAGCCAAAGTAATTGTCTTGCTGATTACGAATTGAGTACCGTTTGTGATACTTACAATCGTAGTACCCAGAGGAATACCAGAGCCAGTTACGAAAGAACCAGCAACCAAACCAGCAGTAGAAGCTACAGTAATGGTTGTACTTGCAGTTGTACCAGCAGTCAGGGTCAAAGGCTTGGTTGTCTTTTCAGCACCAAGTTCGCCCAGAGAAATAGCACATAGCCATTCTTCTTGAGTTACACCAGCATTGTCTTTCAAAGCCCAACCACCTGTACGAATCAGGTTGTAAGTATAATCAACATCACCCCAGAAGGTCAACGAACCAGACACAGTACCTGAGTTGTTAATATCAACCGTAATCTGAGTGTTGGAATCAACCGACACAACCTTAGCACCAGTACCAACACCGGTTCCGCTTACATAAAGACCAGGAACCACGTTAGAGGTGTTGAAGTTACCAGTTGTAGTGATTACCTTAGTAGCAGAAGTACCAGAGTTAGTGCCACCGTGAGTAATCTTGGTAGTTGGGTTGATAGTGGTATCAAGTTGCCAACCGTTTGTAAATTCAAACTGTTCGTCCGTAATAGGAGTCATTGCGAAAGGGTACTTAATCAGAGTAGAATCTGATTTCCAAAGTTCTTTCAGCTTGGAGTACAAGCACTTCAGGGTTACACCGTCAGAAGTCAAGTTACCAACACGAGTCAGTTTAATAATTTTGTTTGTATTGTCAATAACCAGTTCGTTACTGGTTGTTGCTGTATATGTTGCAAGTTGATAGGAAAGACTATCCGGGTCTTGCAGAAGACCACCTAGCGTAACTGCCATTTTTTATTTCCTTTAAGAAAAATTACGAAGTAAAATTAAACGGGATTGGCATATTGCCTATCAATCGTCTGCTGAATTGGAATTGTTGTATCAAGACCAGAGTATGTAATGGGTTGATAAATAGGCTGCCTGTCTACATGGAATATCTGTAGATACCCTGTTTGACCTGCAACTGACTGCGAGAAAGTGAAACTTGTAGTTGAGCTTTCAACACCACCAATAAGAGTTGAGGTAGCAGGGTCTGTGCCAACATAGGCTCTTACTTCAGTACCTGCTAACAAACCAGTCAAAGTAACGTTAGCTGCTGCAATAATCGTTGTACTTGCACTTGTGCCATTTCGGTATGTAGGTACATCACCACCACCTGAAATGTTGAGTGTTATAGCACCACCTGAGTTATTGTAGATGGCTGCGTTTGTCGTACCTGTTGCACCATAACCAGTAAACAAGTTACCGCTGAAGGTATAAGTCCCAGGTGCTGTAATTGTGATAGCATGACCAGTACCTGCACTTACAAACTGATTATCCTGAATGGTTTCAGGAGTTGCAGTAGTCATTGCTGTTGTAGCGTAACTACCTGTAATCAAGTTGTTAGTGAAAATACTATTACCGTGAGTAATGGTTCCGCAGCGACGGAACGTTGTTGCATTAACTGTGGTATTGCTAAGGAACGAGAAGGTTCCCATGTCCGTGAATGTACAAGACTCTACATTAAAGTCCGCGTTATCGGTTACTAACACTCTACCACGCGAAACAGTAGTTAGAGAACTAATTGCAATAGAAGTCCAGTCAACTCTTGATGCTGCGTTAATAATCTCAAGGGTATTGAAGTTTGTGGTTACAAAATCTGTACTCTTAATAAAAATAGCACGGTTAGCATCTCTGAAGTCAACAGCAGTACCAGAGCTACCAAATGCCAGTCTACCCTGTAGGGTGTAAGTACCGTTGGTGAATGAGAAGATTCCCCAACGATTGTAGACTGGCCCAGTATCTGTGTTAGTATCATTTACTTCAGCGGCAGCATCAAATGTAGCGTATCCGTTTGCAAGATCACCACCAGTCATGATGATTGACCCTCGACCGGCTCTAACTGCATCCCAACAAAGAGGATAACCCCTAGCAACAGAGAAATCTACGTTTGCAGCCATACCAAAGTATTGCCAAGTGCCGTTTGGGGTTCCTTGAGTTGCAGATGCAGTTTGTGCAGGGTCAACAGCATTTACTTGCCACCCACCATATTCGATGGTATCATCGCCATAAACGTAAAACCGCTTGTAGTTAGCTGCTGTGTTGCCAACTAGAATTTGCATACCACCATTTGCTTTTGTGCTAATAGAGTTCGCGGCAAGGAAATTTGTCCACATATATACTGCACCATCTGTTGGTACAGTAACAGCCGTTGGGTTTAAAAACCCAAGACCCCCGACACCAACGGCGTTATATATCTTAGATATGCAAGCAGCGCCAACTACATAGTGGTCAGTTTCTGTGGTAATAGTTGTACCTCCTGTTGACCCAGTAGGTTCACCAACAGCGACAGGGCTAGATTCACTGTCAAGAATGTTAACTGTTGTTAAATCTGTTGTATAGCTTGCTGCTGCCATTTTAGTTTCCTATCACTTCACTAGCACGTTCAGGCAATAACAGCCCTACTTGTACTAAATAGTTGATTGTGTCAATATTTAATTTATCTTTAGTGTTGATGTAATGAGAAGCATCTACTCTATCAATGAATGTTTTTACTATCATATCAGTTGACGACCTTATTGCAATCATTTCATCTATAGTGAATTTGCTGAGGAACTGTGTCTTAGTATGAATTCTGCAAGTAAATACGTCATTGTCGTAATCCCAATCGTAGAAATTAAGATCAGGTATAGGCCCAGACATTTCATGAACACTAATATTGTCAAAAGTTTTACCCATAGGGTTATCGGTAGTAATTCCGACTAACTCATTACCGTTTCTAGTCACTACCCAATACTCTAGGTCTTCATTAACTGCGTCAAATATTGGATTGCATGCTCGCTTCTCTACTAATTCAAATTGTGCTGCTAATTTAGCTTGTACAGCATCAGCAATAGTAGCATTAGAGATTATCTCACCTTTATCCGAATCAAAAGTCCTAACGCTTCTTGCTTTGAAGTCAACTGAACCGTTTGATTCATCGTCAGGGCTTACACCCGGTTGACCATCTACAATAGGCAAGGCATCAAGACCTGCGTTGGAATAGCTAGCTTCTTTTCTTCTGAACAACCAAGAATTAACAACCAGAACATCCGTGCCATCAAATCTAATAGCTTCTGGATAACGAATACCAACTTCAGTTGCTTGCCAATTGGCTACAACATCGTATAAGTCTTCAGCAATCACTCTAGCATTGGCAATGTCAATTCGCAAAGCATCAGCATCAAAAGAAATCAGATGATTTGTACTTCCTTCGCCTCTACCTAGAATTGCAACACCAAAACCATCTTTGTTTTCTTGCTGTGCCAAAGGTATGCTTACGTTCAGTGCATTGTTGTACAGCAATTCAACAACATCGTAGCCAGCTTTACGGATGCGAACTGTATACTGCTGGATGTTATCGTTGTAAGGATACTGCATTACTGCACTTGTTGTGCTGTCATTTGCAAATGTAATAGGTACTGCACCAATAGAGGGAATACCTTCAAATATTGCAATACTGCTACCCGCTTGAACGTTAGTCAAGGTAAGTTTAGCTGTATCCAATGGGTACATTGCTGCATTTTGCAAAGTAAGAGTCGTTGTACCATCTATTCTAAAACTTGTAATCAAGTTTGTAAGGTCAGATGTATGGCAAGATATTCTTACTCTTGGTTTAAAACCTGTAGGAGATATACCTGTTTCTGCTTGCAAGTTGGTATCATTCAATACCTTAAACGTACCTGAGAATCCATTACCTTTGTCAAGATCGTATTCGTAGGTAAAGTTTGTAGTCTTTGTACCTTGCCTGATATGACTTGTTAGGGCATTCCATCCGAGAATACTGTGAGTCCATGTCCAAGTGATAGAATCACCTTGTTGCATGGTAATAGCACCCTGTGAAGTAAACTTGGGATTACCTGAATCAATCACATAAGCCGCTGCTGTGTATGCTGTCTTTTCAGTAAAGACAATAGCAAGTCTAGCAGTTGTATCACCTGTAAAAGCATCCCAGAAGTGCAAACCATAAACAGAAACGAAACTGCTAGGCATGTTACCTGCGTTCTGCCTATTACCTCTAATCAGAGCATTAAGTTGTTGAGCACCATGAGTCTTGCTTGCATCTACGTTGTAGCAGTTCTCCATTACTTGCTTGTTAGAAGTATTGGTGCTGGATGATAGATTCAATCTCAGGTTCTTTAACCAACAACGTTGCAATCTAATATCAATGTTGTTACCACCATCAGAATACAGATAACCGGTTGGGTTAATCGTACCTGCATCAAACGGAGCAGCAGGTGAACCAATGTTCCTGACCTTTAGTGTAGTTGCACCACTGCAATAAACAACGCCGCTGTAAGGGTGAACGTTTGCTACCAGAGGCCAGTTTTGTATATTTTCTACAGAGCAATCTCTACTCTGTGTTGTTGTTTCAAGAGCATGGCTACCAAGTGTAGTCTGAGTTAAAGATTTAACGTTGTCAGCATAGACAATCTTTTTAATCTTTACTCGATTGCTTGAAAACAACAAGAATCTCTTGCCAATAACTTCTGCTTCGTGAATAAGCATATCATCGCACATATTCACAAATACAGGAGCACTGATTGCTGTTACGTCTTGAGCATAACAACCACGAACTTTATTTACAACCCAGTTGTCGTACATATTAACAAGCACGACACAGTAAGCGTTTGTATTCTGTCCTTCTGCTCTAACAGCAGATACAGTACCGATTGTCCCACCGTTGTAGCATTGCTGCACAACGAAGCTGTAAGCAGCCACTGGAATAGCCCTTGTGCTCAAACCTACGTGAATCTGGTCAAGGTAAGGAGGTAATGCACACTCACCTACAATGAATTGATCTGCTGTATGCAGATTACGAATATCAAGAGAATAAGCCTGAATCAAGTTCCAATACCAAGAGCCTGTACTGATATTGTGATTCAATACACCAGCACCTGAGAATTGAGCCTCGTATCTGTTACCTAATGTGTTGGCTGGTTCATTGTTTACTGCTTTATTTGCAGCAGAGCAAGTCTGGAATATAATTCCGGGTACTCTTACTTTGCAACCAGCTTGAGGTAAGTCGCCAGCAGGTAAACCATCAGTACCTTGCCCAATGGTTAGAACACCTGTTGTGCTGATATGAACAAACCGACAACGATTGTCGGTAGACATATTTGTACTTGTAAACTTAGTACCTACGTTATGCCAAAAGACGTACTCACCAGAACCCGGAGAAGTTTCAATATCTACACCAGGGTAGTAGATAGCAACTTCTGCTGAAAAGTAAGGAAGTTGCAAAGTCTGCGCTCTGTTACCGTTGGTTGTACCAACATCAAACCAAGAACCTTGGACTTGCATAGAACCCATACGAGGAATTGTAAACGTTCTGGTATCTACGCCAGCAACTACAATCCATCCGGGTTCGTTAGAACCTGCTGCATTAGCAGATATACCTTGTAAGTTACCTGCTGAAAATTCTGCTGTAGCATTACGAACTTTCAACCAACCAGCGGTAGGCATGGTTCCTGTATAGACAGTTCCACCAGTTCTATTCTGCATTACACAAAGCAATTCAGCTTGTGCATTACCTTGAGAAATTATAGTACCAGACGCAGGGACGGAACCTGTTCCTTGCTCGAAAGGAATCAAGCTGATATTTGTACTCTTGATAATCAGTTCACCACCAAGGGTTGCACTGACTGCAATGTTTCCAAGAGCACCATTGACTTGAGATTGGTTAAGACCAAATCTACTATCGCAATCAATGGTTAAAGAACCACCGTTAATGTTGTAAACGTCATCTCCGGTTTTATTCTGTAATTGCGTTATATTTTGTGCTGTCGCAATAGTAAATGTTGTCAATTATCTCTCCCACTTATTCATTGGACATTTAGATTGCGGTATTGTAGCTTTACCTGCTAGGACGCATTTGCATTTACCGCACAATGCTCCAAGAACCGAATCAGTCTTGTATTCACATTTATCGCAAACAGCGAGGCGTTCTGTACGCACAAGGATGATGGCTCGATAGTCAGTCATTTATATTCCTTAAAAGGAAGGGCCGAAGCCCTCCCGATTACTTAGATTAAGCGCCTGCGCCGTTACCACCAGCTTGACCGAACAAACGGCCACGCATTGCTGTACGGAAAGAAGCACCCAAAGCAACGCAATCAATGTTCTGGATTTCCAGTTTGATGTTGTTGATATGAGTGTGAGCACCAGCGGCTGCGGTAGCAGCAGCATCAGCAGCAGCTTGAGCACCAGCAGCTGTAACACCAGCAGCGGTAGCAGTTGCTTGAGCAGCAGCGGCAGCAGCGGCAGCATTGGCAGCGGCAGTAGCAGCAGCGTCAGCGGCAGCTTGTGCAGCAGCAACAGCAGCAGCATTAACGCTGAGGGAAGCAACTTGAGTTTGCAGAGCAGCGATCTGAGCAGCTTGCTGTGCGTCAACGCCTTGCAGGTTAGCAATAGCGGTAGCTTGGTCAGCAATAGCAGCAGTCAGAGCTACGCAATCACATTCGGCACCACCACCGGTTGAGTTCTGAATGGTAGTAACTTGCTGAGCCAAAGCATCCAAAGCGGTTTGGATTGCATTGATGTTGCTTTGCAGGGCAGCATCAGCATCTTGCAGAGATGTTACGCTACCAGCAACGCTGGCTTGCAGGGCAGCAACGGTAGCTTGCAGTTGAGCAACAGCAGTGCTGGTTTCCAATACGTCAAGGCGGCTATCTAGAGCAGCCAACTGAGACAGAATCGACTGAGCAGTGAGGGTGTCACCTTCGGTGTTGGAAGCCAACAGCGTATTCAGAGTAGTAATCTGAGCTTGCAGAGCATTAATGTCTACTTCGCCAAGAGCAATTACTTCGTTGATTTTATCTTGTACTGCTTGACCAACTTCATCACCGAAGGTGGTAGCCAAACATTGAACCAATAGGGTCAAGTCGTTATTGTATTCATCCATTTTGTATTTCCTTAATTAAGTTTGTTTATCTGCATTAAGCAGCAGAAGATGCTGTCTCATCTGTTGTTACACAGACTTCCCCGGAGAGCAAAGAGTTTAGTTGCTGAATCCTAGAGAAATTAGCAGCTATTTCTTGCTCTATCATGCAACGAATAATATCACCCACTTGCACACCAACTTCGGCAAAGGCGCATGATAGTTTCTCTTCTAGGGTTTGCATCTAACCTCCTTAGATTACTGAATAAGTGATGCTTGCTATATTTGAGAAAGCATCAAGGTTGAAAACTTTTCGGAATGTGTTACTTCCTCTGATAAAATCTAACTGAACAAGGTTTGAATCAACGTCATAGGTAAGTAGCTTGTAGTTACCTGATTGATAATCAACTCTTGTTAGGTTATCTCCTGTGTAGCTGAACGTAGGATTTCTCTCGTTAACAGCTAAAAATAAATCTTCAAAAGAAAGAGCTTCAGTTACACCACCTGAAGTTCTTCTATACAACTTGTTTTCACTTACATAAAAGTGACTAAAGCCAGCATCAGGTACTGTAGCATCCGATGTGACATTAGGTAGGTCTAAACCTGTAAGGTAAGTCGCCATATTAAACCGCTACCATTCCCGTAATAGTAATACTCAAAAGAGGAACATCAATAGCAGTCTCTATTCGTATAGAACTACCATCAATACTCTCCACTTCAATCTGAACACTTTGATTCAGGTGAGTTGCTCCTATCGTAAAACTGTTTCTATTAACAAGACCAAGGTTGTGATTTATTACCAAAGGTGTATAAGCACTTGTACTTACTTCTGTATAATAACCTCTAACTACGTTAGCTGGAATCTCAGCAGGAGTACCCGTAGCACCTGAATTCAAAGGTGTATAGGTAGTCAGTCTTCTGTAGTCAATGTAATTAGCACCTTCAGATGTACTTACAATTCTTGTCTTTGTTGTGTTTGTATAACTGTTAGCAGCTTGATAGATCACCGTGCCAAGTCTTACAAACTCAGCGAAAGGTAATCCTGTGATATTAGCAAGTTCAGTATTGGCACCATCTCTTGCATCTGCTTTGGTTTGGTAAGTATTACCACACACAGCAACAACAGGGTATTCAACATCATTGGTTGCTAGAACATGAATCAACACATACTGATTGTTTGGAACTTCATCAAGCAACCAAAACCCTGCTGACTCATGATTGTAAGCAACCCTTGTAGTACCAACATAAGCACTTGCATCACCGGGTTGAATCAATGGAAAATTATCAGGAAGTTTTCTATACCAATTAGCACCAGAACCTACTCTGTAGTAAACAGGTAGTTGTGCAACGGTACTTAACTGCTGTGGTAAGTTATTGACTATATCAATAGTAATATCTTCGTCAGCAATAGCACCATCTGTACAAGCAAATGTACTATGACTATCTAGGCTTGCATCCGCATCTTTTATGATGCTATTCAACGCAAGACCTTTTCTGTACTGCGCACCAAGGGATAAATGCAGATGAGCATGAGTTGCTCCATCCATTGTAATCCCATGCCGTTCGTCAGCAAAGTAAATATATTCTTGAGTATCTGCTCTCCAATAAATAATACCAACAAGAGCATTATTTCTAAAGAGACTTTCATTAGGCACTGTAGTCTGTTTTAATACAGCATCAGTAGCATCGTAATAAATAAAGTATTCTGCTGTTACGTCAGGTAGTACAACAGAATCAGATTGTTTTGTGTATTCAAAACCTTTAAGCCAAACAGTGAAGTATTGCTCAACAGCAGATACTGCAAAGGTTCTAGTTGAAACATCAAAATCAAGGTCAGAAGAAACTCTGTCTTCAAAACCAGTAGGTTCATTCATTGCTTGGAATTGTCTACCTTGATTTCCAGTAACAACTACATGGTTTTCAATGTATTCTTTGATTGCTGATTCATCGGTAACAATTCGTTCACCGTTATCAAACTTCAGGACAAGCTGTCCCTTGGTATTAAACTCAGCATCCACAAGCTCTCTAGAAGGCTCTAAAACGACCGTAGAGGTGTTTTCAGTAGCTTTGGCTACGTGGGTATTACCTTGTGCATTTAAATCGCTTGTAGGGCGTTCTAGTGCGTTCTTACGAGCATCTAGTACAGCCTGAATGTGTGCAGGTAGCTTGTTAGCTTCCTTTTTGACAGCTTTTGGTTTATTCTTATTCTCTTCATTGCGTACTGCTGCTAAACCAGCAAATACAGCTTCTTCTTCTGTTTGTTCTTTATCAAGTGCAGCATTAGCAACTTTGCTAAACAGGGTACGCAAGTGCAACGATTTATTCTTGACTGAATCAGGTACATTGCTTGCATTCCAAGGCATTTGCACTCCTTTGTTGTTATTATTTAAGACAAAAGAAAGCCTGCCCCGAAGGGCAGGTTTATTAGTTATAATAATTATAGCATAGCTTGATTATAATTGCAAGTCTTCTTAGGTTAAGCGTTTTCTTTATTAGAAACAGAACTATCGTCACTTGACACAGCTTTACCTGTACCTGAACCCAATCCTTCTTTCATTCCATCCCCAACTCTACTTTCATTGTCTCCGAGAAGTTCATCAAGGTCAGCATCATCATCCAGCGGGTCAACACCCAATGCACCAAGAACTCTGTTGACAACATCATGAGTCTTAGGCAGGAAGCCTACAGCACCCATCCGCTGAATTGCACGAGAGAAGTCATCAAGATCAGTCTCTTCAAAGCCTTCGTAATCAACCTTGCATCTGCGAGTTACATCCCATGAATTCAATTCATAGATTTGACGAATCAAGTCATCATTCAGAACTTGAACAATTCTACGCAAGTAATTCTCAATAGCATTGCCTGTGATACTGTTCTTCAAAGAACCAAGTGCAAAGCTACCTGTTTGAGTATTACCCATCAAAAGAATATCAGCAGACAACCCAATGAAAATCATTGTTCTGTAATAGTCCTTAATGGCTGCTGTATCAAATGATTTTTTACCTTCGCTAGAAAGCAGTTGCAAATCAAACAACTCTTTACGAGTCTCAGGGTCAACAGCACTAGGAAGAATCACACCTGCTTGACTACCTTGTTGAAGGTTACGAACAATGTTCTTAAAGTTTTCGTAAACAATCTTCTGGTCTGGGCTTGCATCTGCTGACATATACTGCGCAGGAAGTCTTAGCAGAGGAATACCTTGAAGGTCTTTAGAAACACCCGTTGCTTCTAGTTCTTCAATAGCTTGCAGGTATTTCCAAGGAAGGTACACATCTCTCAAAGGAGAAGTACCATAAGGATTACTACGGTTTCTACCAATGTTAAACAGCATGAACTTAGAACGAGGTAGGATTACTTCATTCTCAAGTCTCTTGGCATGAAAACCATAAGGGTCATGCAACCAAGAGATATTCTGCTTAACACCAAGAACGTCATTACCGTCGTCAGACATAATGAACTTTTCAATGCTCTCTTGGCTGCGCAGCTTGAGTTTACGAGGTGCGATCAAACCATCATCGTACATACTGCCTGCTGCTTTTGTACGCCTACGATATACTTTTTCAATAACAGAAAAACCATGAACACTCATAGTCATAACTTCACTAATGAAGTCATCCATGCTATGTTCCATATCATCAAGCATCTGAGTTACAATCTCAGCTTTCTTCTTTTCGTCTTCTGTGTAATCCTTGGGAGGCATAACCCTGAACTTAGCTTTGCTAATCATGCAATTATACAGATTCAAAGCTGAGTTAATACTAGGATGAAGGCTCATCTGACGATAAGTCTTGATAGCATTAGGATGATTCAGTTCTTTCTTCAGTTCTTCGTTGCTTACACCATTGAAAAGACGAACAGCGTTGTAACCGATTTCACCTAGTCTAAATCTATCTGGTGTATCAAGAGAAGAAGCCTTTTCAATGGCTTCAGTCTGTTTAGCTCTAGCCATACTAGGCTTCTCCTTTAATTAAATTAAGTAAATTCACCTGCGGTTAGACTTTGTACTAAATCTGAGGGAATGTCTGATTGTTGGAAACCGAAGGATGTACCTGTGGTTAGGTCAGATGGGAGGTGGAAGGATGGGAGTTGCAGTGTCTGATTCAATCCCCAAAATGCTGAGACAGCAGAATCTAGTGCGTCATCGTGCTGCTTACCATCTCCTTGGAACTGCTCAAGTTCGGTAAAAAACCAATCATTCCATTGTGCAGAAACAGCAGAAACAACACCAGCCTGACATACAGAGGCAAAAGGTCTGAAACGTATGAGTTTAGATTTATTGCCTGTTGGATGCAGAATTACATGCCTTCCTGTTTTTTCTGCTAACTTTTGTTGTAAAGCCCTTGCGTATGCTTTTCCAGCAGCACCAGCGTCAACCGGAATTACGTAAGTAATATCAGAAGGCTCATTCCTGGATAATTCTAGCAAATACTCCTCAACTTTATGAAAACGATCACGAAAGCGGTGAGCATGTTCTATGCAATACGAACTACCATCTCTGTTGCGCGACAGAAGAACCGTGGCCGAGAAATCTGGATCTTTATTAACTTCATCGACAACACTACCTGCTATATCAAAACCTCTGTAACGCCTACCATGAAAAGGTGGAGTATCCACGATTTGTACCCAAGACCTTTTAAAATACCCCTCAAAGGACTTTGTTACATACCAGTTGCCGTACAGTAGTGCTTCTTTTGATTCCCTGTCTTGCCCCTCAAGCCATGCCACGTATTCCGGTTGCCGAGCCATGAGCACAGGATTATCATACACATTGGCATTTATAAAGGTAAAAGACAGTGGTTGACAACCCGGTACTTGCTCTATAACATCCTCGCGGGTATCGCCCCATATCATTTGACTATCGCGCATGGTGAACCAACGAGTGACACCGCATTTTTCTGGGTCTGGTAGGCCATCTTCAAGCAAATACCACTCTAACCAATTCGTAAGCCAGTGTCCCTTACCAGCAGGGTTGCATGTCATACGCATTTTTGGTTTCATCTTAGCTTCTGAGCGAAGCCTTGACATAATATAAATCACTTGAGATTCAGTTACTTTTATTCGCACTGATTCGTTAATTCAGCACCGCTTTAGCTGCTTGTGCTTTCACACAAGAATAGACTATATCATGTACTTTCGTACTCCCCCGCTTCGATGCACTTGCATCTACGGCTTACGCCTAGTCGTTGAACCTTCTCCTGAACGGAGCTTGGCTGCTGATTGCCCAATCCTGATTGTTTTCAAACCATCACGCTTATCGTTTCCAACTACGTTGTGGTCAATCCGGCTCTAAGGGGTTTCCAGCAATTCAAGGGATTTTACAACAGCTACCTAAATCAACTGTTGGGCCTCGTCAAGTAACTTAGGTAGCCGCTGATATTTGCCAACCCTGAAAACTGTGTTTGTCTTCTTCGTATTGACAATGCCGAAAAGAAATAGTGCCACCATTTGGATATTCAATGACCCCATCTCTTTTCTTTATTTTCAGTTTGTTGCTATACATATCGTTGTGTAAATTCTGAAATGTCTCAAAAATACCTCCCGGCCCGTGAATTTGTGGCGTTAATCTACGTACACAAAGTCCGCGAAATTTGGGGTCATCGGTGTATTTCAGAAAGTCCATAGCACCTAAGTAACTCTTACCTGCTTTAGCCAGCACCGCCACCAAAAACGACAACATCCTGTGTCGCGTTTATATACATCTCTTGTTTTCGGCTGGCTGGGCCGATTACTTTATTGCTCATTAAATACTCTCCTTATTTCTTGCAAAATTTCACTTTTGTATTTTACTCAACCTCTCAAGAAACTCCTCTAGTGCATCCAGAGAGTAACACTCAGTAAATCCATTATGTCTATGATAATCCTTCATGATTTCTTTTGAAAATCTGTATTTCTTCATTTCTCCGTGAATCTTTTTCTCAGTTCGCACAGCATCAATTCCTCTGGGCATTGGTATCTCTACAAGCAACACCGCATCAGCCTTCGCGGAAACACCGTAGTTGGATTTCCTATTGGAAATATCCTTAGCAAATCCAAATTTCAACCACTGAAATCCATCTTGGGAGAATTTAAAGAGATATAAATTACTTGGTTTAGTATAATGAGAGTCCCCACAAACCTCGCACGAGTATGAATCTGAAATAGCGTGGTCGATTCGTAAAGTCTTTTTGTGACCGCATGGCAGTATGTACTCTTTATACCTATCACCAATGTCTTTTACCTCAATCAGACCGTGCGCAGCAGCGGCATTGTAATTGTTTTCATCAGCACAAACACGGCAAACAACATTACCTTTGATTATCTGAGAATGATGCACTCGTTTAATGTGTCCGCACTTCTTAAATCGTATATCTCGAAAATATCCTACCAAATCTGTACCAGAACTTTCGTAAACATATCCATTCTTATCTGAAAAGGAATGCAACTTTTCCTCAAAACATTCCGAACAGCGTTTTACTTTACTCTCCCTAATATTCTGAGTGGACATTTCTGAAATGTGCCCACAAGGGCGAATATATAGCTTACGACTTGCACTAACATGGTGCAAAAGTGCAAATCCTTTGGTGCTGGCTTCTTTGGCATGTACAAGTAGTAGACAGGCCTTGCACATCGTATTATTGCGACGAACATGAGTTGGTTGATAAAATGCAGAATGTCCACAGGTATCATGAGTGTAGTAATTGTAATTTGGATCACTCGACCTACTCACAAGGGTTAGATTTACATTCTTTGCTTCTTCAGCTTGAGATTTATTTACCGGTTTAGTGAAATCCTGTTTTATTGCACCATCAGTAAGGTGTGTAAAAAGACCTTTCTGAAACTGCCCGTATCTTTTGTATGTATCCATATGTCCCTCAAAACACCCTCACAAAGAAAATGAGCAGGGAGGTGAGGAATCTCCTTTTCGGTTGGCCGACCTAGCTCTTTTCATATTATACCACAGGTTTAAGCAACCTTCTGGTCTTCGTTGTTAATCATCTTTAGACTAAACACTGGAGTATTAGTTTCGTTAACTTCTTCGGCTTCTGATTCATCGTAGCGATAATCAAACGTATCTAGCAAAAGCTGTCTATATGTTTGAATCAACAAAGCAGCGGATTTCAACTTGTTCTGATCTGCTGATTCTGGATTTTCAAGAATCTGAGCAGCAGCTTGGATAGCTTTAGCTTGCAAAGGCTTGAACTTGCGGACAAGACTCAACAACTCAGCAGAACGAATCTCTCTGTTCGTCAGCGGCTTATCCAACGGCCCTCGCTTGGGTCTACCAATAGGATTGCCACTAATCCCCGGTTTCCATGCTGGATTACCAGCACCTCGTTTGTCTTCTTGCATAGATACTCCTGTGTTCTATTTGCGTATCAGTGCCTTGGCACCTTTACTCCTAAAAATTATTCATAAGCCTCTTGGCTTATAGTTAATCACTAAGTTGTTTGAAATAATTGCTGAAATTCACGTATGAGGTGAATATTAACGAATAATCTAATCAAAATGAGAATAGATTGCTGAATAAATACTTGAATAGATACTTGAATAGTTACTGGTTACGATTCCAGTGTAGGCATTTCGTTCCTACCGCGTACTGAACACGCTTGCGTACTTAATCTTAGTAGCGTGGCGGCTACCTCAGCCTGTTACGGTTTAACGTAGCTCCAAGTGACTACGGACGCCTGAGCATATAGTGCTCTAACCGGTAGCGACAACGGCCCTAAGGTGGGTTCTGGTGCTGCTTGCTGAAATCGAATCAACACAGGTTCATTACAAGTGAACTATTCTACCATTAAATTAAAGCAGCTTATCTATAACCTTCAGAACCTAGGAGAAACAAGATAACTGTTTACAGTCCTATCAAATTGTTTCTCTAGTTGTTCAATATCATGAACTGTCTGAGGGTTGTATTCTTTGATGTAATCTTCAAAGGTGTAAGGCTTGAAGAACATAGCAACGTTTTGGAAGAATTCTTTAATCATCACTTCTTCTCCTGCACAAAACCATAAAGCTCTGCTGCTTTTTTGGTGATTTCTTCAATGCTATACATCGTTGGTATATACAAGCGCCAATCATCAGGCTTTGCATTACCAATTCTGACCATGTTATCAAATGTACTCAAAGCAATTTCTTTGTTTACATCGTACTGTCGCTGAAGGTATGTTTCAGCCATCTTGAGCATTTCTGCACGTAATTCAAAAGGTGTCATGTGTGTTCTCCTAGGAGTTGTGTGTTAAAAGTTGTGTTAATACCTGAAAGGTGTCACTAAGTACACAAAACAGGTAGTGCTGCTTCATTAGAAGCCGTGGGAATCAACTTCATCATCAAATACTGGTCTTACCCTCCCTGATCTATTTTGAAGAATATTAACCTCCACCTGAAGCTCGTCATCTAACGGCTCAGGTAATACAGATTCACAACTAGGGCATTCAAGACCAGAGTGAAACTTATTAGGTTTGAAGTAATCTCCACAGCAGATACAGGTTGACATATTTTTATTATTTGGTGTTAGGTTGATCTGAGGTACTATGCATACCTGAATAAACCCGCTTACGTTAGTAAGAAGGTTTTACTTTGTAAAATCCCGCTTACCGTATGCGGGATAAGCAGCTTACTACCTAGAAAGGAGGTTAAAGAAGTAATAAGCTCTTATGGAATAATTCAAGCATTGACAAAACAAAATAGTATTAAGTCAATTGAAGTCCTTAATCAAGGATTATCTTTTACTTTGATTGTTTGTATTTGTTTACTTAAACTAAGTAATATAATATCATGAGTTATGATATGAGTCAAGTCTTATACAACGTATAAGAGTTTACAAGACTTTTACGCAGTAAAGAGGATTTATAAGTCTTATACGTCGTGCAGGAAGTTATACTGTACTTGTGTACTTACCAAGTATCTTCGTGAAAGCAATCAGTAACTTTCTATGCAATCTCTTAGCTGAGATAACATCCTGAACTACTTTCTTACGAAGTACACCTTCTTCTTTCCATGTAACAAGGTAATGTCCTTGTGCTGAAGCATGGGGTTTCATCTTCAAAGCAGAATTAAGGTTGTGTATAGCTTCTCTTATACTTTTCCATGTTGCTCTATCTACCAAAGCTATGTTACCAGCAGATAAATCAGATTCATCTAAGTTCTTGCAATAAAGCACATGACCTTCAGGTACTTCTGAGTTATTAAGTATCATCCATGCTGCCTTAATCGCTTTAATCGCTCTCTGCTGCCCTCTTGTGTTGCAGGTGTACTTAAGTATCAAATCCTGATTTGGATGCTGCATAGCCCCGATAGAGCAGTCTCTCTTGCGTTTATAGAACACCCCTTGTATCGGCTCATAGAATAGTTCAGGAAGGATGGAACTGCTTAGAAGTTTAGCTGTTTGTATGTTTTGTTGGTTATGATCCATGTAGTTTATCTTTTTGTATAGAAAACAGAAGAAATTTAGTGCATTAGAGCAAAATTCACTAAAATAGCTGTATAGGTAAGTATAACTTAAGATACCAAGAAGTCAAGTTAAGTAATAAAACTTGTCTTTGAGTCTAAAGTATGCTATAATAGAGTTTCCAAACAACACAGGAGGTCAAAATGACAAAGCACACTGAATACTCAGCACTCAAAGAAGAAGACTTGATTGAAGCTGTAGGTAAAATGACACGACAACTCTGGTTCTACACAAAGAAAAGGTACGAACAAGATGAAGTAATGCTTCAAAAGATACACAAAGCAAAAATTAAGTACCAAATCAAGCAGCTTGAGAAGGAATTGGAGCAACTATGAACGAAGTACAAGAACTTGAAAATATCATTGAAGAAATTCAAGCTATTGAGGTATCTGATTCAGATGACAAAGCAAGCGTAAGAGCTAAGATTATGACACTAAAGAAAGTTTTGAACATGAAACTATCAGAAGCAGCAGAACTTAAGTTTGATGAAGTTGTTTTTGTTAACTATTGTAGAAAACTCATCAGTAGTTTTATTGCTAAGACAGTAAAACCTAAGACAACAGACGAACTCAATGCTAAACGCAACTCAACAAAGGGTCGCAGGCCTATTGTGAAGGTACTGTCTGAGTTTGAAGGGCAGTTTGACACAAGTACAGAAGCTCTTAAACTTGCTTACAACAACATAACAAGAAGCTCTACACTTGATGAACTTCGTGCTGCTTTGAAGTTGTACGAAGAAGTACAAAAACAGAATGAAGAACTTATTGAACTTAAGGAGTCACAAGAATGGTTGACTGATTTTGCCGACGAACAAGACAAAGAAGTACGACACCTTAAGAACATAAAGGAAGACTTCAATACAGTCTATGCTGCTCTTACAGAAGATGATGAAAAACTAAGTATTGCTTTGTTGGCTCGTAGTCTTAAGAGACAAGGTAAGAGTGAACGAGAGATAGCTAAAGAGCTTAAGATAGCGCAGAAAACACTGAACAGAATAGTAAACGAGTACACATTTGAGTAGCCTATGGTTTATTTAGACTTTTTTCTGGTAATATAATTAAAAAGTCTAAATAGGTGTATAAACCAAGAATGAGTCAGAAGTTGACTCAAAACGTACTTTTCAGGTCATTTTGCGCTATAGAGCAAACACAGGGTAAGCACAAAAAGCACAACACAAGCAAATATACCTTTTGTTAGTAGTATATAAAAGGTATAAAAAAGTATAAGCAAATAAACTAAGAAATATCTTCTTGACTTAGCTATACCTTATGTTATACTTTATCTAAGCAAGAAGAAACAAGTTAGCATCTTCTTAAATTTTATCAACACAAAGGAAAGGAACCTTATGTCTCAAATTAAAAAAATCACAGCTTATGACTTTACTTCATTCTTGTCTGAGTTTCAGACAGCAATACAAGAAGGTTATGCTTTGGATACAACAAGTAACGAAAACTACCCTCAGATTATTGGTATTGTATTCACAGCTGGTTTAACTAAGGTTAAAGCCAAGGAAGCAAACAGCGCAGAACCAGTAGAAGTAATCAGTGAAAACACCAACGTAGAAACACAAGGTAAAGAAGAACAAGTAGATGCTCCTAAAGCTAGGACTTCAATCTATAAACCTAAGAAGGCTTAATACTTAGTCTTATGACACCAACAGAAATAAATACAAATATCTGTAAGTTCTTAGGTGTTGATCCTAGTGATATACAAGAGTTATATCTAAGGTTAATACCTAATGAATTACCACAGGTAGTCATAAGAAAACTATCTACTAATTCAGAAGAAGTAAAAGAAACTTATTTTAAAGTCATTCCTTTAGATTAAGTTAATTCTTATAAATTAATCAACTAAGTTAATATAAATCTTTGTGTTTAACTTAATTAGATTAATCAACTTGTTTATATTTTAATCTAAGGTTAATACCTTAGATGCACAAGGAGGTATATGCAGCAACCAGCGCGTAAGACTCGTAAAGAAAAAGCTCAGGCAGGTACACAACGAGTAATAAAAGAAAAGTTCATGGAACAAAGGGAAGAAGCTGTAAAGTCAAAACCTTTGGTTGCTATGAACAGTAAGCAACAAGAATACATTGACCTATTAGATGAAAAACCAGTAGTAATAGCTACAGGTTGGGCTGGTACAAGTAAATCTTATATTCCTGCTGTTATGGCTGCTGATCTGTACAAGCTAGGTCAAATAGACAGAATCATGCTTACCAGACCTGCTATCAGTAACAGTCAATCTTTAGGTTTCTTTAAAGGTTCAGAGACAGAAAAACTTAGTGTATGGTTAGGTAGTGTCCTACCTATCTTTAAAGATAGACTTGGTACTGCTATGTTTGAACTTGCAGTTAGTACAGGAGATATAACCTTCGTTCCTTTGGAAGTTGTCAAAGGTTTAAGTCTTAACAGAACATTCTTCATCTGTGAAGAAGCAAGTGACTTGACTAAGGATGAAGTAATTAAACTTATTACTCGTATGGGTAAAGAAAGTACACTTGTTCTAGCTGGAGATATTCTTCAATCAGAACTTAAAGAAGACTCTGGTCTTGTTTGGTTAACTGAGCATCTAGAGAAGCATACTAATCTAAAGAAGAACTTTGGTTGGGTTGACTTTGATAGTGTAGACCACATTGTTAGAAGTCAAGCTGTTAAAGACTTTATTGTTAGTCTTATTCGAGATAATAAAAAGAATTAATAAACTAACTAATAAATAAACTAGAAAGGAACCTTATGACATATAAACTTATTCAAAATATCCCTAACAGAAATATCAAACCTACTTGTTCAGACGATGATGAAGACAACGAAGGTGTACCTAAGTCAATGCTGTATTTACCTTACTTTGAAGCTCAACGTACTTCTCGTAAGATTACAGCTTACTTGGATGAAAATGTAAAAGAACCTAGGTACTATAGACAACTCATTCAAGCTATGGATAGCCTATCCGAAGATGACATAGTAGAAATATCTGTTAACAGCTATGGTGGTTATCTTGATGGTGCTATCGCTCTGTTAAACGCTATGGATAACTGCGAAGCTCAAGTGCATGTTAAGCACGAAGGAATGGCAGCTAGTGCTGCATCTTTGATTGTACTTGCTGCTCCTAGTGTCTTTGTATCTCCTAATGCAACCTTGATGATTCACAGTGCTACATTCGGTAGCTTTGGTAAACAAACAGATGTGCTAGGTCATGCAGCATTCGTAGACCAGAAGGTAAAGATGCTTATGTCTAAAGTATATAAGGACTTCTTAAGCTCTGATGAATTTGCAGAAGTACTCATGGGTAGAGAAATGTGGATGCACTACGATGAAATTGTAGCTAGGCTTGAGAAACGACATGCTTTGCAAGAGAAAGCTCATAAGCAAGAAGAAAAAGAAATCAAGCAAGCAATGAAAGAACTAGAACAAGAAAGTAAACAAACTAAACCTAGAAGTTCAAGAAATAAACCTAAAGTACAACCTGAAGGTTAATAAAAATATCTGTTAATACTTATGTAAGCCCTTGGTTAACTCCGAGGGCTTTTTTCTTTGTCTGAAAGCATAAATATCAACGTTGGTTATAACCTGATTAAATTACTATTTGTTATATATAGAACAGAGGGCTTTAAACAGCCTAGGAGACGTTTTAACTAAAGTCGATACTTGGGTACTAGCTTTTAATTTAAAGCTCTCCTAGAGCCTTCTAGGGGTGTCTATGAGGGTGTTGTACAAGGGAAATATCTGCTAGAACTAATTTTTAAAATTAGAAATGCTAATAGATGCTAGGGGGTTAAACGATAGGTTGGAAATATCAAGTTTTTACTGCTGGATGGCTTAGTGGCTTGATGCCACCCGCTCCCCGACGATAGGTATTGGCTATTAAATCTAAAATATCAATAGGCGTTATTTATCATGCTATTAACTCGATATTAATTAATTGATTATTAATATAAGCTATTGATTTTATTATATTAATTGATTTTGACTATGCCATAATGAAATAAAAACCCGGGGTTTAATCCGGGTTAATTAATTATTTATTTCTTAGTTTGAATCGTAGAATGCATGCTGCATAAAGAATGATCGTGAGTATATAGGGGCTAATATATAACATGAATGCATAAAAAACATATTTCATATTATGCCTCCCGAATTTTATTGCGTGATGATCCGTGTGCGACTACTGCGATATTTTTTGCACCATTACTGTGCATACCATTACACAATCCACAATTAACGCACGTCGATTTATTCCCCCCTTCTGGTGTTGCCGGGCAAATAATCTCGTTACTTAACAGTTCCCCCTTTTGTTTTTCTTTCCATACGTCAACGGGTATAACTCTGAATGTTCTGTAGCCTTTCGAATGCGCGTTTATAGCGTCTCGTTTATTGTCTGCGGAGAACATGCTGGTTTTATACACACTAGCATCATGCTCTCGCATGTTATGCACATGACTGTACCCGGTATGCCCCCGACTATATGACACAAGTAAATCGATCAATGCCACCGGTAATGCCGCCTGGTCACCATACGCACCTAATCGAAGCATATTCCCCGATAAAAACCCCCTTACGTTAACATGGTTTGCTTCGCTATAAATACCACGCTGAAGCCCCTTATATACCGCGCTTGGGCCGTGTATTAGATTTACATAGCATGTTCGACCATCGGCCCAACCATTGATTTTATCCGGTGCGGGTTTCCCCATATGTGGGCATTTACCGCAAACGCTTGCATCATAACCTCCCCGACTTGCTTCTATCGGGTTTGTCTCATCGGATAAAATCCACAACTGCACCATGTTACCCGTTTTACGATTATTTGAACGGGTTAAGACAGCCACTATCGGTTTTGCGTTATACATTGACGGCCCACGGTATACAATAATGCCTTTTGTTTTGCTCATGATATAAACCTTAAAAAGCACAATAGACAAAGCCATTAGATACTTCACCGACTAGCATTGTACGATCGTGCAAATAATTCATGATTTGTTCTTTAGTGTTTTGTTCCGGGTCAACCTCAATCGAATAGTCTTGTATTATTTCATCAATTGTATTTTCATTATAGTCACAAACGATTGAACACAAATCTAATTCGATCGTGGTTGAAGTCTCTTCGCTCAATTGTTCCAGATAATCGAACAACACGCGCAAACCTTCACGCGTAAAATTGTTTCTATATTGCGAAGTTTCAAAAGCATTGACGAAAGAATGAAAATCTACAGTTTGAACTATTGCCATTTTGTGCACCTTGAATGCATTCGGGTAAAATCACCCAGCGAAAGCACTATTTCTAATGCTTTCTAGTGTAACTCTACAATCTGTAATTAATCGTTCAATGCAAAATCATCACGCATGTATTGGATTGTAACCCGCGCCGTTTCAATGGCATCTTCTAGACTATCGGTAAAATAGTCCGCATCTGTTTTGTGCGCTTTTCCATCGTAGAATTTACAAACGTATTCCGACAATTCCACGTCAAAATAAACCATTGCTTTAAACCCGATTGCAGTGTTTATTGTGTGTATCAATCGCATGGTAATCCCCTTAATTGAAAAATGAAACCAACGGCAAAACAAAAAACCAAATAAAAACGTTTAAGTAAATCATTTTATTCCCCTAAAATTTCTTTGATACGTTTTGAATAGTTTCCCCATTCTGTCAATTCCTTTTCGGCACCTTTTAATGTTCTATGCTTTGACACCTCCCCTGTTGGTCCAACAACACTGTAGCTGGCTGTCTTGCCATGATCTATCCACGAATGACCGCTGATAGGATTAGTGCAAATACTTACTTTATAATTTTCGCGTATCCTGTACATTTCATTCCCCTATGGAATAAATGTTTCTCCCAGTGTATCCATTATTGCAAGCATTATCGAATTCATGCCAGATATAATATCTAAGCATTTTCCAGCCTTTGTATTTGCGAGACAATGCAATGCTCGCTGATTTTATAGATTTATACCCATTTGGGTTTCCCACAATGCGATCATCAAATAGTTTAATATAGACTTGCATTTTATTTTGCTCCATATGATTTTGCATACTGCCTCAAAATCTTGTTGCCTTGTGTGTCTCGTTTCTTTCCAAACGTATCTGGCTGATACCGCACCACTTGAACACCTTTTGACGTGGTGCCAAGATATTGCCCACGTTGACCGGATTCAAGTGCAAACCACTGGCCGGGTTTTAGGCTTGAAAGTTGGTTGACGTTTGTGATGTACTGAGTAGAAATGTATTTCATGATATTTTCCAATAAAAATGTCAAGCAATGCGAAAAGTAAAGCCAACAAATACAACGTTACCAAAATCATCGGTTATTACATCGTACATTTTACCGAATGCATCATACCCGACGCCACCCACAACGTGGCAAACGCATAATGCATTTGCTCTCGTGTTGTTTGAAAATTTCATTACTTGACCTGAAAACACTTTTTCACGTGAAAACATGGTTCTATCCTTACACCTTAACCCTACAACATGCTGGTTTTGTTTTGGTGTGACTGAATTATCTCATAGTATTTTATGTAACTAGGTTACAAAGTGAAGGTATTTTGAATTTATTTTAGGTAACTTGGGTACATTGTCGACAGCTGTACTAGGTGCCTCACGTCTTCGACGTTCGACAGCTGTACTAGGTGCCTCACGTCTTCGACGTTCGACAGCTGTACTAGGTGCCTCACGTCTTCGACGTTCGACAGCTGTACTAGGTGCCTCACGTCTTCGACGTTCGACAGCTGTAC